CTCTAAACTGTATCCATACTTCTTCAATGCTTCTTCTGCATCTTGTCGTAATCCAAGACTAATTAAATTATTATTGAGTTGGGGACCGATAAGAAATTCTGCTGAAAGATATGCTACTTCTTTATGTTTAGGTGATTCTGTAGACAACCAATAAGACATCATTTGATCTCTTACAGCATAACTTAATGCCATATAAAAATCACGTAGTGATGCTTTATCTGGTCTTTTACCTAAAGTATAGAAAAGTCTTTCATTAATTCCATTATAAAGATTACTCATAAGTTACTCTTCTGTTTTCTTTTTCTTCCCTATATTATACTTGGTTTCTAGAATCCATTCATGTTTTTCTTTATATGCTAACACTTTAATCTGATTTAAGGGAGCAATATCTGTAATTTTCTTTTCATTTACAACTCTAATTAATCCCCAATCAGTGAGTAATTGAATAATTCGATTACGACGCTGAACATCATTTTGAGTTAAATTTGCACGTTTACCATCTAATGCAAACAATTCTTTAAAATGTACAATATAATATCTACCTTGCTTATGTAATATGTGACAGGACTGATAAATCTTTTTCTCTTTACGAGATGCTACTCCAATACGTGTAAGTGTTTCACGAACTTTCAAGAAATCATCTGGTTCATTTAATGTAACTTCAATCATTTGGTCGATTGACCACTTTACCTCAGGCTCGGTAATCATTTCATTCCTCCAGTTTCAAATTTAGATTTTATAAAATTAAGTTGTTTTTTTGTCAGAATTCTTAGAGCCTGTTTTGCTTTTTCGTTACTATATCCATAATAACGTTTCACACAATCAAGATCCTTGATCTCATCCTTACGAAGCCATGGAGAAAATCTCTTTCGCTTCCTCACACTATTTAGAAAAAATGAATATTGAAGGTCTTTGTCTAGATGTGGATTTAAGTTCATTTCATTTGCAAAGAGAACTGTATCAAGATGTCCAGACATACAGCGATTAACAACATAAGCAGGATATTTTGCTGTGGGATCATCTTCAAATAGATTCTTTTTGTTGTGGTTGATCGAGTTCAACCAATCTTTCAATTCATAACTCATAATTTAAAAGTAGTAATTCTTTTCTCTTTTGTTGGTCTCTCATATATTCCCCAACAGATCTCATTGTATACGTAAGATCAAACTCTGCAGCAGTCCAATCTTTGAAACGATCTTTAACTAATTGATTTGAATTGTAACTGACTAACATATCAATATCAGATTTATCACAATCGTCTGCAAATTTATCATGGTCAAAAGATTTGTGCATTTCACCTTTCTTACCATACAGATTATCTTTAATATCATATGGTGGATCTAAGTACATAAAGATATCATCGTGAATCTCATTTTCAATTAAATCTTCATATGTATTATTGGTTATATTCCAATTAGTAATCAATTCAGAATAACCAGAAAGTTTTTCAATTCCTCTCATTGAAAAATTAGATATTGATGCTTGTTGAGAAAAAGAAGATGATTCTGTGAGTCCAGAAAAACTACATTTGTTGACAATGTAAAATGCAGATGCTCTTTCAAGTGAATCAAATTTTTGATCATTAACTCTCTTTTTAGATTCATTAAAAAGTTCTCTTGCAGATATGGGTTCTGGATGAGTTGATTTATAATTTTTGATATTTTCTTCTAACTCTTTTCCAGACTCTTGAAGTTGCAACCAAAAATTAATAAGTGGTTCATATAAATCATTAACTGTAATTTTAAGATGAGGATACTTTTTACTTATATGAATCGCAACACTTCCTCCACCAAGAAATGGTTCTCGAAACTCTACGTAATCACGAAGGTCAGGAAAGTATTGATCCATCTTGGTGCAAGCACGAGACTTGCCACCAGGATATCTTAAAGGTGTTTTGTATGATTTCACTTAAATTCACACTCCACCATAATTTCAGTTAAACAAGCAAGTAAATTAATTTCTTGATCTGCTACAAAAGCCATTTGATACTGGTACTTGGCAATGATGAGAACAGCAGCAGGAATACTAACATTTTTAAGAGTGCTATAAAGGGCATCATAAATGTGACGTAACAATATAGAAGTATCATTGTCCAAACTATCTACAACCCATTTACGTACTTCAGCAAAGTTTTTTTCCTTAAGATTTTTAGTAAGATCATTTACAGCAATATCATTAAAGGTTGATAGTATACCACTATCTATTTTTCCACTTACAGAATATCTTTGGCATTCATTTAACACTCTTCTCCAATCTGGAAAATGTTTATTGATTACTTCAGCAAGAACTTTCTTGTCATATTCAATTTTTTCTTGTTCTAATATATTATTAATTCTTTTAAAAAATGCGTGTGCAACTTCTTGTTTTTCTTTCCCTTTTATTGAAAATTCAATAACAGTACATCTTGAATGTAAAGGTTCAAGTATTTTATTTTTATAGTTACACGTAAATATAAATCTACAATTGTTTGAGAACTCTTCAATAAATGCTCTTAATAAAAGTTGAACATCATTACCAGTATTATCTGCTTCATCAATAATTATGACTTTATGTTTTGATTGACTTGTAAGAGAAACTGTAGATGCAAAATTCTTTGCATTGTTTCTTACAGTATCAAGAAAACGTCCTTCATCTGATCCATTAATAACATAATAATCTACACCAAGTTGATGACATAGTGCTTTTGCTACAGTTGTCTTTCCTACACCAGGAGGACCTGATAGTAGCATATTTGGTATTTCACCTGCATTTAAAAAATCTTTAAATGTTTTTTTGATACTCTCTGGGAGAATACAATCGTCAATTGTTTGGGGTCTGTATTTTTCAACCCATATAAAGTCACTCATTATTTAAAACCTTTTTTAGTTTTCGGTTTGTCAATTACTTCAATAACTGGTGGACTAAACCCTCGTCTATTCCACCAATACTCTTGAACCTCATCCCACGATTCTACCACAAAAGATTTGTCTTGGCAAACTATCTTATAGTGATGGCGATCATAAGGTTTGTCACTTGTTTGTGAAAAATATCTGGGATCATTTTTTTCAATTAAATTAGTCATCGTGATCATCCCAAGGATCTTTTAATTCTTTGTTTGCAAAGAACCCTTTATATACACCATACCCTGCTAAAAGAATAGTAATAACTGCGATTGAAATACCGAAGGTATAATTAGGATCAAATGTAAAATGTGGAATCAGAGTATCATTGCATTTAGCAATTTTATCTGGATCACTCCAAGTACCAGGTAAAGTGTATACTGGTGGGCATGCCGAAAAAATCATTTTTGTAATCTCCATTATTTTAAATGTTTAAGTAAGATTTAATTGCTACTAGTGTTTCCAAAGGAATCCAAGCAGGTCTTTCATCTTTAAACTGAACCTCAACTTCTGTTATGACTTCTTGATGAAATCTACTATAAGTTTCTCTAGTGTTTAGTACATTACCAAAAGGGCTCATCATTCCATACTTCTCCATTTTTTTCTCATTATAACATATTTTTCATCGTACGCAGCCTTATCTCTCATTTGTTTGAAAATGCTTGCAGAACGGGACTTTTCACAGTGTAGTGCGGTTGGCGACTGCGGTGATACGGAACCATCGCTAGCGTACTTCTTCCCACTAGGATGATTTGCATACCGACGGGAGCGAGTAAATCCCATCTCAAGAAACTTCCTTGCCATATCCATTCCAATGAAGTCTTGTTGCTCCTTATAGTCACAAAACATGGAGTAGATTTTATTAGCAGATTTGCGAGCAATATCTTCATTTACAAATCTCCAATGAG